TCGGTGGTGATGATGAGGTCGGCCAGTGTTTTGTTGAGGGCGTCTTGTAGGGGGATGACGTCGGTGAGGATGGAGTGGCCGTGGCTCATGTGGTCGTCTGGGTCGCGTTTCCACCAGCAGACGGGGACGGTGCCGAATGGGTGGGTGATGGTGTCTCCGTCATCATCGGTGCAGCCGGTCCATGCGTCGTCTGTGGTGGGCATGTCTCCGGCGATTCGGTTTTTGGTGATCCAACGCTCCAAACGGTCGGGATAGTAGATGTTGATGCGGCCGTAGTCGTCGTCGGTCCAGATGCGGGCGGCCCATGCCAGCTGGGAGGGGTCGTCTGGGTCGGGCTGGGCGGCCATGGTGGTGGGGTCGCAGAACACGGGGGCGGGGGTGCCGTCTCGGCCGGGCCAGACAATCGCGTAGGCGTCTCCGTAGATGAAACCGGCCCGGTCGATGAAGCCTTCGAGGCGGGAGAGTCCGTGGAGTTTCGCGGCCCCGTCATTGTCGAGGCCATCATCGGTGGTGGTCCATTGCTGGATGGCGATGCCGTCGGTGAATGCGGTGACGGCGGCGGGGCACAGGTTTTCTCGCAGCGACATGACCGTGTCGGTCAACAGTTTCTGGGTTTGTTTCGTCAGATAGTCGCGGGAGGCGAAGCGTAGCTGGTGGTTGCCGCGATAGTAGTCGTGCAGCAGCCGGTATGCAGGCTGCCTGTTGGCCCATTGTGTGATGGCGTCTGTGAGGATACTCATGGGCCAGATGACTCCTATCCGAGTGGTGTGAACGTGTTGCCTTTGCGGCGTCTGGTGATGGTTGCCCAGGTGAGGGCTTGTGTGAGGGCGTCGACTTGGTCGTCGTGGGTGGCGTTGGGGAATCCGGCGCATTCTTCGATGAGGTCGTCGCACCATGGTTCGTAGCCGGGCAGGTGGACGTTTCCGGCTTCGACGAGGGGTTGGACGACGTTGGCGCGGGATTCTTTGCCGCCTTGTGGCTGGACTGGGACGAGTCCGGGGAGTGTGTGAGAGAGGGCGTCGATGACGGCTGGGCCGTTGGCTTTGTCCTCGACGAGGTGGGCGGTGGCTTGTGGCCAGCGTGCCGCGAGTTGCTGCATGTGTTGGCAGGTTGCTGTGAAGGACCAGCGGCCTCGTGCCTGGTCGAGGAGGCGCAATACTGCGCCGTCGTGTTGCCAGACCTGTCCGACGACCCAGTCTGTGTGTTCGCCGCTTTTGAAGGTGAGGTCCCATGAGGTGAACACCTGCCCGGAGGCGACCCAGTGCTGCTGGTTGTTGTCTGCCTGCCATGTGGGGTGTGGGTCGATGATCCAGTGGTCGCGGTTGAAGATGGTTCCGCCGGGTGGTGAGGGGTGTCCTTGGTAGAGGGAGTTGAAGGTGCGGGAGCCTGCTTGTTGTTTGATGGCTTCCCATTGTTTGGTGGTTCGGCGGCGGGAGGATTGGAGCCACTGGCCGGGTTTGCGCCCTAGCGGGTCGTTGCTGGTTTCGGCTTGGGCGGGGATGTTGAGGAGTTTCCAGCGGTGTCCGTCGGGGGCGTTGAGGAGGCGTCCTGCCAGGTCGTCTTGGTGCCAGCGGGTGAGGATCAGGATGACTGGTGCGCCGGGGGCGAGGCGGGTGGATGCGACGTCGGTCCACCAGTCCCAGACGCGGTTGCGGTAGATGGTGGAGTCTGCTTGTTCGCGGTCTTTGATGGGGTCGTCGATGATGAGGAGGTCGACGGGTCGGCCTGTGAGGCTGCCGCCGATTCCGGTGGTGTAGACGCCGCCTTGTGCCTCGGCTAGTTGCCATTCGTGTTGGGCTGACAGGTCGGGGCGGATGGTGAGTCCGAGGTCGGGGTGTGTGGTGATGTCGTCTCTGATGGTGCGTCCCCAGCGTCGGGCGACGGCGTGGCTGTAGGAGACGATGGCTATGCGGGTGTTGGGGTTGTGGGTGAGGGTCCACAGGGGGTAGCGGCGTGAGACGCGCTGGCTGTTGTGCGTTGGCAGTAGTGAGCGGCCGGCTAGGAATGTGTGGTCGGGTGAGTCGACTTCGATGCAGATCGTGTCGCCCGGAGTTGTCTCAGTTGCCCACATGTACCGGCGGTCTGCAACAGACGAGTTCTTGCACCGGTTGCGTTTGCGTGTGAGGTGTGCCGCGTCTTTGAGGTAGAAGCGGACTCGATATTTTGCTCCGCAATCTTTCCCGTTGAGTGTTGCTTTGCCTGTCCTGATTGTGGCTTTTACGCCGAGTGTCCACGCGAGTTCGTAGACGTCGGATGCGAGGCGCCGGCTTGTCGACGTGAATTCAATCTGGCCCTTGGCGAGGACATGGCCATCGGTGTCGATGAGTCCTTGCATGAGGGCGAGGCGCTGGCTGTACGATGCCCGCTTGTACTCGTTCGGGATGTGTTTGTTGCCCCACACACCAATTTGCGTGAGTTGGCGGCGTAGTGTGGAGCATCGTCCGCTTGGGGTGTCTGACAGTGACCAAAGGTATTGGTGCGTCTTTGAGGCGATGGTCGGGTATCCGGCTTTGCGGATTCGGTCGAGTATTTCTCCATCGTCTGGGTGTGTGGTGATGGATGCGCCTCGTGTTGTTCCGTCGCCGAGCCATGCACCAAGTACGTACGGGTCTATGGGCAGTGTTACCGATGGGCTGTTGAGCGGCGCGGCGGTTGGTGTTTGGGCGTGTTTGCAGCGCGGTTTGGCTATGACGGTTGTTTCGTGTGTTTTGTAGGGGCTACGGGCGTCCAGCTTGGCGACCCATTCGTGGCGGGCGTCCGCAACGATTGTTTCACCGTCGCGGGTGTGGACCTTGTAGCGTGGGCGGTTGTGCCATGTGGGTGACACCCATGTGACGTGGCACGGGTTTCCGGTGCGGTCGTAGACGATGTCACCGGGTTTGAGGTTGCCGATGGTGGTCCATCCATGCGGGGTTGCTATGGGGGTGTCTGGTGCGAGCGCCTTGCCTTCTTGTGGGGGGAGGGTGATGATGGCGCGCCCATCAGTCGTGTTGGTGGTGTCGATGAGTGTTTGGTCGATGAGTTGGAGGGCGGGGGTTTGGATGGTGTCGGGGTCGAGGTGTTGGGCCATGTCGCCGGGGGTGGCCCATTTCCGGTTTTTGCCTTGCAATAGTTGGCGCATGGCGTTGAGGGTGGCGGGGTCGAGTTGAAGTGTGGCCATTGTGTGTGGCCTCCCCCGCCTATCCGCTCTTGTTTTTGGGTGCAGCTGTTCCTCAGTTGTCACCTAGTTTATCATTGTCGCGCATGTTTATGGCGGCGATGATTTCTGGCCACATGCATTCGAGGATATCCCAGGGGAAATAGGTGTTGGGGTTTCCGCGTCCTCCTCCTTTTGTGTGTGGTTTGAGCCGCCCGGTTTTGGTCCAGTGTTTGATGCGGTTTGGTGTGAGTCCGGGGAGTTGTTGGCATAGGTCGGTGCTGGTCATGGCGGGGTGGTGTCGCCATCGGTGTTCGAGTTGGTGGGGTCCTGGGAGTTGGTGGCTGGACTGGTTTTGGCAGATGAGGATGGTTTTTGGTCCGGTGCCGGTGGTGTCCATGGGTGCTCCGCATTGGGGGCATGGGATGAGGGCGGGTGGTGTGATGTGGGCGGCTTGGGTGGCTTGGTTGTAGATGTGGTTGATGGTGGTGGTGATGTGCTGCCAGTCGTCATCGGTGGTGTCCGTGTCCCAGTGGTGGAGGCACAGGTCGACTTCGTGTCGCCAGCTGGTGGGTGTGTGCCAGTACAGGGTGGGGCACAGGATTGCGGTGGCGTCGGTGTGGAGGAGTCGGAGTAGGGCCGGGTGGGGGCCGGTGAGGTCGAGGATGGGGGTGGGGATGGGTGGTTTGGATCCGGGGATGCTGTGTCTGTGTGGGCTGCTGGTGGTGGATGGTTTCCCGCCGGAGTCGGTGATGTGGTCGATGAGGTGGGGGAGTTGCTGCAGGCGGCTGCGGGGGTTGTTGCGGGGGATCCATGTGGGGGTGTCACTGGTCATTGAGGGCCTCCAGTAGGAGCTGGTTGGGGTCTGTGTCTGGGTGGTTGCGGGC